GGCCTCGTTGGTCAGGTCGACGTACCAGTCGCCAATCGATCCGATCCCGGCGCCAGGGGCCCCGAAGCCCCCGTACCAGGCGGCTCCCGCCGCCCCGGCCAAGCCGGTGGGGCCCGTCGCCCCGATCGCCCCGGATGGGCCCGTCACGCCGTTGGTGCCGTTGGTGCCGTTGCTACCGGCCGGGCCCGTCACGCCGGTCGGCCCCTGCGGGCCGGATTGCAGTTGCAGGCCGCTTCCCCATGAGCCGGACAGCCGTGGCCCGAAGAGGATCCCGGAAGTGCTGTTGAGCCAGTAGTCGCCGCTGTTGCCAAACGTCCCCGAGGGGGCGCCGGGGCCCGAATACCACTTCGTGCCGTCAACGCCCGCGGGGCCGGTCGGCCCGGGGCTCCCCGTGGCCGGGGCCCAGGCGGAGCCGTTCCACACCAAGGCGTGCCCGCCGGTCGGCGCAGCCGTAGAGACGGCGCGGCCTTGGAGTTGGGTCGCGTTGCCAGAAGACGGCGATGAGGTTGAGTAGATGGGCATTTGTCAGACCTTGAACCACTCGGTTCCATCGGTAGCGAAGATGCCAGAGGTCAATGCCGCAAGCGTTGCGATCGTCGTTTGGCCGACTTTGATTGGCAGCGGAGACGATCCATCGCGGTTTGAGATGATGAACCACAGCCCAAGCGAAAACGCCGGGCTAGGAAGGGTGCAAATGAGCGACGGCCCCTCAAAATTGACAACTCGAGGGCTTGAGGAACCGAGCGTCTGGCTTGTGGAATAGTTCGCGCCGTTTGTCGAAGATGGGCCCGTTGGACCCGTCACTCCCGTTGAGCCAGTCGGCCCCGCGGAGGGCCCGGTTGGCCCCGTGGCACCTATGCCCGTTGGTCCAGTCGGCCCACCAGAAGGTCCGGTCGGCCCTGTGGTCGTTGATGCCTGCCCGGTCGGGCCGGTGAAGCTGGCCCCCGTTGGCCCCGTGGGTCCTGCCCCCGTCGCGCCGGTGGCCCCGACTCCCGTTGGCCCCGTGGGCCCGGTCGTTCCGGTTGAGCCGATGCCGGTCGGGCCCGAAGGCCCCGTCGTTCCGGAAGGCCCGGTAACACCGATGCCGGTTGGGCCCGTGGCCCCAGTCGGCCCCCCCGAGGGTCCAGTCGATCCGCCGGGGCCGGTCGGGCCAGTCACTCGAGGCCCGGTCGCCCCGGTTGCGCCGATGCCGGTCGGGCCAGTGGGGCCGGTGGGGCTCATCCCGGTCGGCCCCGTCGCTCCCCCGGGCCCAGTCGGGCCGTTCGGGCCAGACTGGAGCGGAAGGCCGTTGCCCCACGATCCGGAGGCCTTCGGGCCAAAGAGGATCCCCGAGGCCGTGTTGATGTACCAGTCGCCACTCTTGCCGAGGTTGGATGGCGGGGCGACGGTTCCGTCATACCAAGCTGCCGCATCGTTCCCGGCCGGGCCTGTTGGGCCAGGCGTTCCGGTCAGCGGAGCCCAAGCAGATCCACTCCAGACGAGGCAGTGCCCGGCGACTGGGGCCGTCGCGGAGATCGCGCGGCCCTGCAACTGGGTGGCGTTGCCGCTTGAGGCCGAGGATGTGGAGTAGATGGGCATGGAGTCACGCAGGAGTGGCGCTGATCTTCCGGGTCAGTTCAAACGAATCGCCCCATGTCCAATGCTTGTCGCGGGGGTCCAAGCTGGCGACCGAATAGACCTTCGTGACACCTTCCTCAACGAGCGTGATCCGATCGCCCTTCTTTGGGGGATTCGCCAATTGCGACACCGCAATAAGGAAGGTCCGAATCTGGATCGTGATGAGGGCCCCGGATGAGTCGATGTTCTGGCGGGTGTCCGTGGCGATCGTCGCATCGCAGGGGATGTCGACGTTGGTGCCGTCGTAGCGATAGACAACGGACGTTGTCGCGTGAGCCAGGCGCTTGCCCTCAAACCACTTCGCCCCGGTGCGGATCATGTCGGCCATGGGAGTCACCGTGAGAAGTGGAGCCGGTGGCGGGCAGCATCCATGCCACCCGCCACCGACAACGCAAGCGAAAGGTCAGGGTCAGGCACCCGGCCACAGCAAGACGGCGACGGTCGCGTCGGTCGTGGCGGGCTGCTCGTCGACGTAGCCCAAGGCCACGCCGGTCGCCCCGGTGACGGCCTGCCCGCCGAAGAGGGAAACCTTGGAGAAGCGGGCGTAGTTGGTCCCGGCCCCGGTGGGCTTGGGAACATTGACAACCGCCATGAGATCGAGCGAGCCGGTCGTGCTTGCCGGGATGTCCCGGGTGGCGAGGCCGCAGAAGGTGGTGCCGCAGGGAACAACGGTCCCAGCGGTAACTGCGCCCGAGGCGAGGTATCGGACGGAACTGGAATCATTCCGCGTCATGAATGGCATTGGCAGCGTCTTTCTGTTCTGGAGTTTTGGGAGTTGTAGTGAGTCTGGTTGGTTGCCAAGGGGCACCCCGGGGGCACGCAGTTGAAGCGTGTCCCCCGGGGGCCTTGGTCACATGGATCAAGCGATGGCCATGCGGACGCAGGTGAGTTTCTCGGCCTTCTTGTTTCCCCACGGGAAGTACCCGCGGAACTGAATCCCCAACGTCTTGAAGTCCGCATCGGCACTCTGGATGATCGGGGTCCGCTGACCGCCGACGTAGGCCGTGTTCATCGCGGCCAGAGTCCCCTGCCGACCGATCAGCCACCAAGTCGTGGTGCTGGTCAGGTAGCGAGAGTAGACCGGCTTGTACCGACCCGCGTAGATGTTGCCATTGACGCGGGCGGTCGTGTTTCCAGACACGATCGTGCCGAACTTCATCAACTCCGCGGCGGTGTTTTTCAGCGCCGCCGGGGTGAGGAGAAGACTCGGCTCGACGATGGCCTTGTTGCCGAAAGCGTCGACCGCATTGCAGAAGGTCGTGTCTGCGATGTCGAGCGATGCCAGCGACAGGGCGTTTCCGGCCGCCGCAGCGACGGTCGTGTAGTAGGACGCATTGGAAGCCTCAAACTGCTTCCAGAAGTCTTCCAAGAAACTGATCTTCGCACCCGTGCCGAGATCCGTGCCGACCTGCGAAATCCGGCCCAAGTTATCGTTGACGATGTCCTTGAGTGTCGCAGAGGTCATGCGGGCGAAGAGATCAGCGCCGATCGACCGAATCTCGTCGGACATCTCGGCGTCTTCAATGTGTCCAGCGTTCGTCAACGGCTTGAACCGGAAATCACCACCAGCCCGAACTCCCGTGACTTCCTTGTAGTCATCGACCGGGATCTCCTGCATGATCTCCTCAAACGGGTCCTCCGGGGTCGTGAACGCCTGGAGGGCAAACTTCCCGTAGGCCGTGCCGAGCAGGTTTCCGACCTGGTGGGTCGAGAACGCGGCGCGAAGCACCATGTCGGCGTTGCCTTCGTGGACACGATAGCCTTCGCCGTCGTAGCCGTTCTGCCGGGCCGCTTCCATCAAGATGGAATGGAGGCCGTACCGGCGACGGTTCTTGTGAGCCGCCTCCAGCACCGCATCCACCTGGGAAGCCTTGAGGAAGGTGCCGTCGAAGTTCTCCATGGAGAACGTCGCCTCGAGGGAACTGTCCTTCATCCCGAGATTCATGCAGATGGCCGCCGCCTTCACCTGGTTCTCGTCGATGCCCTCCGGGAAGGAAGGAGCGCGGAAACCGTTGGGGGCCGTGGGGCGGCTGGCCCGAAGGCCTTCGGCCGTGTCCTGCTTCGTCAGCTTCTCGGTGATGGCCGTGAGGGCCTTGCCTTGGGCCTCGAGCTTGGCCATGACGGCCGCCAAAGCGGCGTTGGTGTCCGCACCGGCCTGGACCGGCGCCGGGGCGACGGGGGCGGGCGTGGCGGGGACCGGCGCGGCGACCGGAGGAGTAGCGGAAGCCGCGACGGGCGGCGGGGCCTGCGACGGCGTTCCGCCGTCATTCGTGGTGGCGGGGATCGCCATAGAGGAACCTCCCTGGAGGGTGTGAAACGAAGCAACCAAAGCGTGCGTGTTGGCGTCCGCGCCAAGACGAACTACCGAAAGCTCTCGGAGCGTGGAAGGACGGACGATGTTGATTGGCCCTGTCCATTCCATCCCGTTGACCGTGATTTTTTGACCGGCCTCAACGAAGTGAAGGCCCTGCGGATCGGCGCCGATCGACAGTTGCCACTCATGGCCCTGGTCGGCACGGGCGACAACGTGATCCCGCAATGGGCCATCCGGGTAGAACGATCCCGAGACGCGGAGGTTGGTCCCCGTGTTCTCAATCGTCGCCGTCTGGCCGAGGAGGGAATCTGGGCTCTGTGAGTCGTGCGAATACTGGAGCGGGATCTTCTGCCGCGAGACGTTCATCGCGGCGAGATCGACCACCAGTGGATACCGGCTCCACCACTGCTTGAGGGCGCCGCCCGAGTAGCCGACGCCGTGGAAGGTCCGCTGCCGACCCTCGCCGCCGACGCCGCTTGCTTCAAGCGACGGGCGATCAACGGTGAACTCACCTTCGATCGTGATGGTCGAAGGCATGGCGGCGAGTAGATATTGCGGAAGTGCAATACTCATTTTGCGACTTGCTCCTGTTCCATCGTCTCAAGCATCGACACGACACTGACGCCATGGGACGCGGCTGCGGCTGCAACCTGCTGGAGATTGATGCCAAGCTCGGCGGCGTATTTCGTCTCGACGGCCTTCTGGCGAAGCACCTTCCGCCAGTTCTGATTCCGGCGGCTGCAAACGTGCTGGAGCGTGGTCGCGTTGCCGCTGAGCGCCACCTGTTCGGCCGTCGCTTCTTTGAGAGGATCGACATACTCCCAACCGTCCCACCCCCAAGACCAATCCCACTCGTCGCGGGGCGGCAGGTTGTCTGGGATTAGATCGTCGGTGACAGCGGCTTCGTCGGCCCACTTCTGGAACAGGCGATCGTTGATGATGAGCGAGGCGTCGTTGCGATCCACCCCGACGCGCTTCTGGTAGATCAGCCGGTCGCCACGCATTGAGGAGTAGTTGGCGATGGATGAATCCATCACGGCCACGATATAGGGCATATCGATGGCGCAACCGATCTGCGTCAAGATTCTCCGCTCAAACTCCGAGAACGTCGTCGTCGGATGCTCGGCCTTGAGTTGCTTCGCGCTCCACCCTTCGGGCGAAGACATGGACATCCCGCGGACGATCGGGAATGTCTCCCAAAGGCCCTGGCTCGCCGCTTCGCTTCCGGCTGGAAGATTCGTTTCAAGGATCAGCGAGAGGGCGGCAGCGACCTCGGCAGCGGTCAACGTGGCATTGGTGAAGCGGCGGAGCGCGGCGAACAGTTCAAGCACCGGAACGACTTCGCCAATCCCGCGGGTCTGGCCAGTTCGGCGCTTGTTGAACCAGTGCGTTACGAACTCGGCTGGGATCCACCTGCCCTTGCCGGTGATCCCCATGTACCCGAGAGCGGAGCCGGGGTGATGGTCAAGAACGTGGTAGTGAGTGACGTTCTGCCAGCGGTCGCGGCGTAGGCCCTCGGCTTCTCCGTCGATCGCAATAAGCGTCGGGTCTGCAACCTGCTCGGCCTCAACAGTCACCCAGTCGAGTTGAACGCCCCGGCGGGCACCGTTCTGGACGAACAGGCCAAACCGATCGCCGTCGATGCAGTAGCCCGACCGCTGCTCCTTGAGCTTCGCCGCGTGGGAGATCGATTCGCAATAGTCGTAGAAGTTTCGCTCAACCTGTTCCACGGCCCGTTCGTCGGCATCCTCTCCGCAGTCGAGGTACAGGCGAGGGCCGGTGCCGACCATGTCGGTCGCCAGGCGGCTCGACATCCCCGAGAGGTAGCCGTTGTTGTCGCACTCATGCCGGGCTCGAGCGTTGAGCTTGCGGCGAATCATCGGGTGCAGCGCGGCGTCGGCCGAAAGGTAGTCCGACGTTGACCAGTGATTCTTGTTCAACTCGGTCGTTTGCGCGGCGTCGTACTTCGCCTTGACGAAATCAAGGATGGCGGATCGCTGCTGAGCGATGATCGCATCAGCCTTGCCGCGGCCACCCCGCCCGAAGATGCGCCCGAGAAGGCTCATGACGGCTGGCTCCCGGAGGCATCGGGGAGCGAAATCTGGGCGCGGTGGAGGCACCCAAACGGGGATCGCCCGCCAGACTGGGCGCGGGTCTTGATGACGAACTCCGCCGCCTTGACGGCGTCGGCCACGTTCGGCATCTCCGCCTCCCCGGCGTCGGTGCGCATGCGGACAGGCTGGGCAAGCAGACTGGCAACAGCATCAGCGACATCGGAGTTGTCGGCCATGTCGGGTTCCTTCCCGGGCGGTCGATCCTTCGCCGGTAGTGTACCACAGTCCAGTCCGTGCAAACCACCTGCCCGCTATTGCATCATGGCAAAAAGCTCCTCCCGTCTTTTCGCCACTTCCTCCGGGGAGTATTCCCGGCGTTTTCTCGGCGGCTGGGCCACGGCGCCGACGCCCGAGATGCCATGGAACGAGGCCGCGACAGCCGCCCCGACGATGCAGTCCCACCAGTGATTATCCCGGCCCGGCAACTGCTTCCATTCCTCCGCCACCCGGAGCTTTGAAACGCTCCGGACGGGGAACTCCGCGGTGAAGTGATCCTCGAGCAGATCGTGACGGCCTTCGTGGAGGCTGATGCCAGACAGATCGCCATAGGGCAGCTTGATCTTCTCCGACACAAGGCACTTCCAAGCGTTGGAATCGTAGACGAGATGGCGAACACGCTCGCGCGTCTCGGTTCTCCAGTTCGGCCCGGCCCGCTCACCCTTCTCAGGCTTCTTGTCGAAGTCTGCTCCGCTGCTCGACCCGACGTAGCGACCGTGGGCGGGAGCTATCCGCGTACCCCAAGCCGACCGCCTGGCGAAGTCTCGGATGACGTTTCGCGTCTGCGCCCAATTGGCATCAAGCAACAGCAGGGAGCATTTCAAGAGCGCTCCATCGTTCTCGCGGACGTAGTCCCTGCCAAGAACTTCCTGCGCGACAAGCGGAAGGCCCGCAGCAATCGCCGCCTCGCGCGAAGCGACCCCCGCCACCTTGGCCAGCGTCTTCTTCGCGTCTCGGAGCGTGAAGTAACTGCGCGGCTGCTCCGGGTATGTGCCATACGACACGACATGGCCGCGAAGGTTTGGCCCCCATGCAGCCACAAGCCAGTAGAGAAGTTTTTCCTGGATGTCGCAAAAGGCCGTGACGATCTCGCAGCCAGACGGAACCATCAATCGCTTCACCGGAGCAACAGACGCACGGACGTTGTCGTTGGTGAGGGCCTCGGCCTGGCTCTCTTCCTTGAGCGGCTGATTCTGGCACTCCGACGCAAAGACATCCGGCCCTTCGTCGATCAAAATGTTGTATGCGTGCTGGATGGCGCTGATCTCGAGCTTGTCTTCGGAGTAGCAAGACTCCCAAGAGATTTTGCAGCCCTTGTCCATCGCTGCACGATTGGCGAGATAGAAGGCGTTCGCCGCGAGCGTTGCCCGATCCTTGTCCTTGGGATCGTCCTTGCGGAAGCCATGCCGCAAGTCTCGGTACGTTCCAAGCCACAGGTCTTCGTGATGTTCCGACAGAGCCTTGACCATCGGGATCCGCTTCCCCTGAAAAGCAGGGAAGAGTCTCGGGTCAAGCAACTGATCCATCATGTCGCCCTCGGCAATCACGGTGCCGTTGACAACGCAAGCCATCCTGGATCGATGGCCCGCCAGCATGAGGATCGACTTGGAAAGGATGCTGAGTCGTTTCTTCACCTGCCCCGGCTGGTTGGCACTTTCTCGAGTCTGCGGATCGTCGACAATCACGAA